TATTAAATTAAAAGAGATATTACCAAAAAGGTAAATGCACCAAAAAGGTAATAATGTTTGATTTTTACACCCAAAAGGTAATAATCTTGAGGTAAATAGATACTGTGAGAAAAAAATTTATGGCAATCGAGCAGAAATTTGATTTCAAGAAACACTGGCTGAGCCTGGACCAGGCGGGCCGTGAGGCGTTCGCTCTGGATGCCGGGACGACAGCCGGGTACATTGCTGCGCATTACTGCGGGCGCCGTAAGACGCCGACTAAGGCACGGATGGAAAAGCTTTTTAAGGCGTGCAAGCAGCGCGGTTGGCTGACCAGTAAAAACGACCTGGTCCAGTTCTTCTACAGCTAACGCCCCCCACCACAGACGCAAAGAGGCTGCCTTATGGCGGCCTTTTTTGTGCGCCACACACCACAAAGGTAATATTTATCCGTTTACGGTTGATCTTTTGGTGTGCTCAGGCAAAATTACCAAAGATAAATAACAAAGAGGGCGACGAAATGGAGCGTATCACCCAGGCGGAAGCTCTGGATAAAGGTCTTACTCGCTTCTACACCGGCCGGAAATGCATCCACGGCCATTACAGCGAGCGCTACACCATCAGCGGCGAGTGCGTGCAGTGCAACAACGAGCGGGCTAAACGCGCAGCTCAGGCGCGCTCACAGAAGCTTAAAGCCGCCCGAAAGGCACGGGAGGCAGCATGATTCCCGCCGCGTATTACAACGAAATTGATCCGTATGCAGCTCAGTGGCTGCGCAACCTGATAGCCGCGGGCCATATCGCGCCGGGCGAAGTTGACGAAAGGAGCATTGAAGATGTCACACCTGACGACCTGCGAGGATTCACGCAGTGCCATTTCTTCGCCGGTATCGGCGTCTGGTCTCATTCACTCCGCCTCGCCGGATGGCCTGACGATAAACCAGTCTGGACCGGTTCCTGCCCGTGCCAGCCTTTCAGCGCGGCAGGCAAAGGAGATGGGTTTGCTGACGAGCGGCACCTTTGGCCGGCCTTCTTCCACCTCATCAGTGAGTGCAGACCTCAGCACGTCTTTGGCGAGCAGGTTGCAAGCGGTAACGCAAACACATGGTTCGACCTTGTACAAGCTGACCTGGAAGGAATGGGCTACGCCTTCGGGCTTGTGCCGTTTGCGGCAGCGGGCGTCGGTGCGCCGCACATCAGAGAGCGGGCCTACTGGGTGGCCAACTCCGACAGCGGCGTCAGTGGCCGGAGCTGGAGCGACCGGCAGGCAAGGCGGCCTGAACATCCAGACTGCGGTGACGCTGGCGGGATGGGTGACTCCAACGTCACGCGACTGGAAAGACACTTTGGGGATGACGGCGCAGCGGGATGGCAAGGACAGACTGGACCAACTGCCGAGGCAAGCATTCATGACGGGATGGCCAACGCCCACAACGAGCAACACTCGATCGCCATCAGTGGAATCGGCAATGAATATGTATCGACAGGATGGGAGCAAGACCCAGCAGCGTCTGCAGGACTTCGCGGGGATTACCGGGCCCTTGAGGTTAACGGTTTTTGGCGAGATGCGGACTGGCTCTTTTGTCGCGATGGAAAATGGCGTCCAGTTGAACCCGGCACATTCCCGCTGGTTAATGGGACTTCCTCCCGCCTGGTGCGAAAACAGCCCATCGTGGCAGGACTGGCAAGAATGGCTAGCCGCAATAGAAGAGGTCGTCTCAAGGGCTACGGTAACGCCATAAACGCGCAAGCCGCTGCTGAATTTATTAGTGCTTACATGGGGGTAGCCAATGGCGCGCATCCGCACAATTAAGCCAGAGTTCTGGACTGATGAAGATCTGTCAGAGGTGTCAGAGGCAGCCTGTCTGCTGGCTATCGGGCTTCTCAATTACGCCGACGATGAAGGCTATTTCAACGCAAACCCGAAGCTGGTTAAGGCTGCCGTTTTCCCGATACGGGAGCAGTCCGGTAGCATTCCGGTACTGCTACAGGAGCTTTCCAGCGTGGGTTATATCAGCCTCTTTTCAGGTGCCGACGGGAAGATCTACGGGCTTGTGAATAACTTTCTGAAGCATCAGGTCATAAACAAGGCAAAGAAGAGTGTAATCAAGGAGTTATGTACTGTACCGTATGAGTACGGTAGTAATACGGTACAGCTACCGCCTGGAATGGAAAGGAATGGAAAGGAACAGGGAAAGGAAAACCCCCATATAGCGCGCGAAGAATTTTCAGCTGTGGATAACTTTCAAGGCAAAAACACATCGCAAGAGCCTGACCCCGGCGCCGGAAACTTTGTGATGGATGGCTACGTGCCACCAGGCGGATCGGGGCGCATGGGTAAATTCGCGATATCGGCGGACTGGAAGCCCGACCCCGATTTCAGGAAGCAGGCCGCGATATGGGGCATCCCGCTGACGAAAGAAGTAACCCCACAGGAGCTGGCATCGTTCATCGACTACTGGCAGGCAGAGGGTAAGGCATTCCACCACACCCAGTGGCAGCAGAAGCTGGCGCGCAGTGTGCAGCAGAGCCGGAACAGAGTTAATGGCAGGACAGGGAGAGACGTTAACGCGATACCAGAGCCAGAAGACGAGATCCCTCCAGGATTCAGGGGATGATTTTTTGTTGCGTGACATGTTTACCAAAATGGTAATTTTATTTATCTGTATCGCTTGAAATCTATTCGTAAAAGTATCAGTATTACCTTTAAGGTAAAGGCTCAAGGAAACCAACATGGGCGTGATTATCGGGATTGACCCCGGCTGTAGCGGGGCGCTGGTGGCAGTAGACGAAACCGGCGAATACGTGGCGCACCTGAACATGCCGACCATCAAAGTCGGCAGTAAGGCGAGGGTTAACGGCGCGCAGCTGGCGGCCTGGCTTCAGTCGTGGAGCATCAGCCATGCGTATCTGGAGCAGGTCGGCGCAATGCCGGGGCAGGGAACCGCGAGCATGTTCACGTTCGGGCATGCAGCAGGCATCGCCGAAGGGATTCTGCAAGGGGCTCACATCCCCTACACGCTTGTGACGCCGCAGGCATGGAAAAAGGCCGCTGGCCTCATCGGCAGCGACAAAGACGCGGCGCGGA